AGACCTTAGACAGGGAGTGTCTTGGGTTTATAGGATAGGTTTTTAACCACCCCATCCCTCCTGGCGGTCACCAGGGTATACTGAAGTAGTATACACTTCTACCACTTTATTGTGGGTGAGCTGTATATTAGGTGATGTATATTTTAGGGTTCTTTCCGTTGCTCCCGCGGGCCTCACATTGCAATTTGGTAATGCTATGTAAGGTTTAAGAAAACCAACTTTAACCAGTTTATGGTGATTTTGTTACCATGACCCCACACCTTCCCGATGGTCTCCCACCATCACAGACAAGAATAAATGAAAAGCACCGCACACATTAGTGTGTGACCTTCGTGGAGTTAGGAACTCCTCTTTACTTATATTCGGGTACCATATACTTTTTGTATTGCGTAATTGAACATGTGTTGAGATTTTATCGTGAGCCTGAGACGAACTTCAGGTCCTCAGATATTATTATCCCACCTCTGAGTTAATTATTATAGATGCGAGAGCATATGCGATTAGGCATTTTTAAAATGTAAGGTTGCTATTGCACCTAATCGAAAACCACCTGATACGACTTATGCCGATAAGTCGCCGTATAGTAAGTATGATCGGTTGTCCATGATTTATGTTATCAAAAGAAGAAAACCATAATTCTAGAGGGAAAGGTGCGTCTGAAAGAGGCGCAATGTGCGATGAAATTGTCTTCACGGATGATTTCATCGCACAATGTGAGGTGAAGTATATCGATAAGTATAGACCGTTTGTTTATCAAGCGATTTTTCCTGTCCGAGAAGCTTTTACCGCACGCACATCTTCAGTTGAAGATCTGATTAACAACAAGACTTTAGTCAAGTTGTTAGAAGATCTAATGATACTGGTTAAAACGTTCACTGATGCTAATTCGAAATCGGATTATGCTATGGCGATCGTTATATTCACCAAGCTGAGATTGGGAGATCAGCCAATACTGCACAGTGAGTTTTTTAAGAAGTTAACTTCTTATTTTAATCAATTGTGTATTGTTAAACAGAGTGACAGTAGTAGTCCCTTTTCTCCTTTTCGTGAGGTGCTTGATAAGTACTCCGCGATAAAGAATTCACCTCTTGTGGAGAAACTATATAAATTTTCAATGTACGCATTATCCTTATCTCTTTTTTCGAAGGTAGGTATAGATTTTGATACACTGAAATACTCGCGTATAGAAAGGGCTGCTCTGCAATCAAAATATCACTTAGGTCCAGATTTTGTACACTGTCTCTTAGACACACTAGTTTTTCTGTGTGAACGAGGGTTTCAGTGTATGAAGACGGGTGAAATAAGTCCTCTTTTTCATTCTACCAGAACCTACGAACAGTGGTATGATGATTCTCTTGTTCTTAAAAATAAAGCCAGACAGCTCCAAAATTGTGATGCCCATGGTTTTAGTGAATTTGAATTCCGTGCTGACTTAGATGTAGCTATTGAAAAAGGCGAATCTATAGTGAAATATGCCTTTGAATTGGATGCGGCAGAGAAGATTTTCGCAAGAAAGGTCTTCAATGAACTGCAGATGATCAAAAGTGATTGCGTCACTCGAGCTGCGGCTCGTGAGCATAGAACACCACCGTTCTCAATTCTAATTTCGGGAGATTCCTCTATAGGAAAATCATCGATCATGGAAATGCTCTACGCACACTACGGAAAAAGATCTAATTTACCTGTAGATAGCACGTACAAGTACACACGCAATGCGGCAGCTAAGTTTTGGGACGGTTTTACAACCTCTCAATGGTGTGTGATATTTGATGATATTGCTTTTATGCATCCTAATAAGGCTGCTCAAGGCGACCCTACTGTGATGGAAATTATACAGCTCATAAATGCTGTTCCTTTTACCCCAGATCAGGCAGCTTTGGAAGATAAAGGTAGAACACCAGTTCGAGCCAAATTAGTGATAGCATCCACTAATACAGAGAATCTGAATGCCCACCATTACTTCTCTTGTCCGTCGGCAGTGCAGCGTAGGTTCCCCTATATCGTTGTACCACGCGTTAAGTATGAATACTTAGGAGAGGATAAGAAAACTCTAGACTCTTCTAAGTGTCCAAAGGATCAAGTGTATCCCGATTTATGGACTTTTACAGTAAAGAAAGTGACTCCTGTACCCGTTCAACAAGGTGTTCTTGGGGGTCAAGCTCAGACTGAAATTATCCGTGAAGACGTGGACCTAAAAGAGTTTTTGGTGTGGTATAATGAAGCAATAGCTGACCATAATTCCAACCAAAATCGTGTTAAAGTTTCGATAGACAGATTACATAATGCCAAGTTATGCCCTACATGTGGTATGCCTGATTCTTTGTGTACCTGTCTAGTCGAACGCCAAAGTGGATTGTATACATATTTGTTGTATAGTCTTATTTGGAAATTCTTTTTCAATATCTTTGATTGGCTTTTTGGAATATCTTACCTCTGGTGTTTTATGTTTAATACATGGCTAGGGAAGTGGCTCACAGAACATCTATGGGCTCATCTCAGTAGCAGACAAAGGAATTTATTTGAACGATCTGTTATGACATCTTTAGGACAAGGTATATCTTTTTGGATGAATCCACCAACTTTGATAGCGTACATTGGCGTATCGCTTACATCAGCAATATCCATGTATGCTCTTAAAGAACTTGTCATGTCTTTTCTCAGACCACGTCCTGAGCATGAAGGAGGTAACACCAACATTGGTGTACGTCCGAAAGCATCTGAGACAGAACGCGAGAATGTATGGTATAAAAATGATTTCACAATGTCGTCGTTTTGCTACACCCCCCAACAAGCATCTTCCAAAGGTGTGTCGTTGGAAGAGTTTAGTAAACGTCTTCTTATGAATCAGGTTCACTTGCACATGCATTCTGAATCACTTGGTAAGACTCTCAAAACGGGAGCATTTTGTTTAAAAGGCAATTTATACGTTGTCAATAAGCATGCCATACCTAAAGATGATGTCTTCCAAGTAGACATAGTTTCGACAAGCCGCAAGGACGGTGTTACGGCCAATAATTCTCTTATTCTTTTTAAAAGTAATTTTATTGATATAGGGAATGATTTGACACTCGTAGAGATCAGGTGTTTACCCCCAAAGGCGGATATCACACCTTATTTTGCGAAACGACAGTTCGCGGGCGTTTGGAATGGTGCTCTGATCACACGTAGTGAAGATGGTTCCACAAAACACAATTATGTGAAGCGTGCGAGTCTAGTCGAAGCAAATTGGATGCCCGATGTTAAGGGTCATCATTGGCAATACCACCCCTCCACATTAACCCAGAACGGGGACTGTGGAGGTTTGTTAGTCCTGGAATGCCAGGGTGGGTTCGTTATAGCTGGAGTCCATTATGCAGGTTTGCATGGGATGTTCGAAAGCTTAACGACTCCGATGTCAGCAGCTGTTCCTTTCCATTGGGAAACCATACGAGAACTACTTGAGAAATTTGGTCAACAGATAGTACCATCGGTACCTATGCTTGAGGCCAAAACAGCAAAAACAGCTCTGATACCGTTACATCGAAATTCACCTATTCGCTTTATAGAAAAGGGTTCGTGTAATGTGTATGGTTCCTTAACAGGTATGAGGGCGAGTCCCAAATCCAGTGTTGAACGCTCATTAATGTGTGATTACCTTGAAAAATCAGGGTATGTTTTACAATATACGCGTCCCTCTATGGGTGGATGGGAGCCTAAGCGAAAAGCTCTCCTCGAAATCATGTCTATGGAGCACCGTTTTGACACGAACATATTAGATAAGATCACTTGTGATATGTCTAAAATTATTGTCGAGAAACTTGGTGATCGGGTTAATACGCTTGAAGTCTATGACGATTTTACTGCTATTAACGGTGCTGCAGGAGTAGCTTATGTTGATAAAATTAACCGAAAGACATCTGCAGGATTCCCCTGGAAAAGAAGTAAGCAGTACTTCATGAAAGCCATCCCAGCTGAAGGCCAGAACCTCGAGCCGGTGGAACTAAATAAGGAAGTCATGGATCGTGTAGTTTCTATAATAGAGAAATATTCCAATGGTGAAATGTGTCACCCTGTGTTCACTGCTTCTTTGAAGGACGAACCAGTAACGTTTGCTAAAGCTCAGTCACACGCTACGCGTGTTTTCATGGGTGCGCCCGTTGATTGGAGCATTGTGGTCCGAAAGTATTGTCTCTCTTTTATACGTCTTGTTCAAAGTAATCGTCTCATTTTTGAGTGCGGAGCAGGTACAGTAGCCCAATCTGATGAATGGCATAATTACCGAGAGTGGTTGTGTATGTTCGGAGAAGATCGAATCGTTGCTGGCGATTATAGTAAATTTGATAAACGTATGGGAGGTGAGATTATACTTGCTGCATTTAGAGTTATGATAGACATCATGAAATCTTCCAAGATGTCTCATGCTGATATCCTTATTGTAGAAGGTATAGCACGTGACACGGCGTATCCTATGGTAGATTATTTTGGTGACTTAATGCAATTTAACGGGTGTAACCCATCCGGACATCCTCTGACGGTTATTATAAATAGTATAGCAAATTCCATTTATATGCGTTATTGTTATTTCCTTCTCAGCCCCGACCATGAAATTGAGACTTTCCAAGAAAATGTTCACTTGATGACTTACGGAGATGATAATATAATGGGCGTTTCTGGAGATGCTGAGTGGTTTAATCATACATCAATCGCAGCTACTCTCGCTACATACGGTGTCAAGTACACTATGGCAGATAAGGAAGCTGTTAGTATTCCTTATATACACATTGATGATGCTTCTTTCCTAAAAAGGAAGTGGCTGTACTGTAGTCATATGGAGAAATATTTAGCTGCTTTGGATGAAGATTCTATACACAAAATGTGCATGATTTGGATTCCATCTGATGAGATATGTCCAGAGCAGCATGCTATCCAATGTATGAATACTGCTGTTATGGAGTATTTCTTCTACGGGCGAAAAATGTTTGAGAAGAAGCGGGCTTTCTATACTAAGATGATGCAAGATCTTGATCTTGGTCTATTCTATAAAGAAAGTCCTTTCCCTACATGGGACGAGTTTAAGACGAAGTATGAGAAATCTTCATCTGTAATTCAAAGGCTTGAGGAACTAAGTCTGAACCAAAAAGTTCCCCCGTCTTACAGTTTACTGTCAGATATCTTTAGCGGAGCCGCTGAAGATAACTGAAGAGTGGGTAAGACGGTGACCCCCCTGCGTGAGCGATCCTCAAAATCTCTTTTTAGAGATGTGATGCTGGGGCACACCTTAAAAAGGCTCGATTTATGCACGTTTGAGTAAAAGTGCATATCTTAATAACTACTCACTGAAAAACAAAATAAAAATAAAAATACGGATTCTGCATCTTATGGTGTGGAATCTCCAGAAAACCAAAATAAAAATATATCCGATGGAATAAATTATGATGTTCCATATGTATCTCTCCGTCAACCGAGAAAGAAAACTCATTTCTGTTGCTTCCAGTCTGGGGAGGAGGAGATGGGTATGCGCGATCAGGGTCAAGCTAGTGATAAACAAACACTAACCCAAACAATCGATTCAGCAAAGGGTATGAATGTAGAATTTGATTCACCTATGACTCAACTATCCTCACATTTGTTTTCACCTGATGCTGAACTGAGTAAGTTTTTGACGAGAC